CATCCCGAGTTGCTTGAAATGTAATAATTGCTGTAGTTCCATTTGCCTCTGTGTAGTACTATAATTTCCCTCTTCCACTGCCACGGCATATTTCTGTGCGTGGCTTGTCCAGAATCTTTCATCTGCGTCACGACCGAGAATATTACGGATCTTACCTTTGCTAAAGTTCTTACGAATTGCTTGAAGTCTGATTTTTCCATAGATTCTTTGCGAATAATCCAGCTTATCGAAGATGGTTTGTAGGGTAGTAAGACCAGCTCCTTGCCGTAACATGGACAAAATACCACTCTTATCATCTGTCGCTGATCCCAAAAGCTCTTCATTTACACCTGAAATCTTTGTAATATCTTCAGCCAAACTATTTGATAGCTCAAGTAAAGATTGAGGGATAGCCACAGGCTCAATGCGTTGAATTTCTCCCGGTTGTCTACCGGCTTTAAGAGGGATAAGAAAACCATCGCCACCACTCGATTGTCTAAAACATTTAGGATCTGGAACAACATCAACCGGATATATCCATCCTGCATTCAAGGAACTTTGTAACAACTGTAATTCAATAACTTTACGCATATTATAAAGAAACTGAGCATCTCTAAGTCCTCTGATAACACCTTGTTTCCTCCACGCGTAAGCTTGAATATCTTGGTCTACATAACATTGACATGGAACAAAAGGGTAATCGTCAATACCAAGTATATTCTTACCATGATAGACAACTTTACCACCCAAAGATATCACTAGCTTAACTGTTGGTATATCAGTTTTCTTGACTTTTAGCCAAGGTTGTTGTGCTAAAACTTTTTTCATCATTCCGGATTCTTCTGATTCATCATCTTGCCATTCAGTTGCCTCACCTGACATTGGATCAAGAATAATGTTTCCGGGTCTGGTCGTTCGATAATAGAATTCATCATAAGTAAACAAGTTGCTAATCGCCACATTCTGAAGCTCAGCTTGAAGCGGAAAACGACCATCCTTGAACCCTCCAGGCTTAAGTTTGTCTATCTCTTTGGAATAACCAGGCAATAATGATTTTGCCATCTCTTTTGATGTCCAACGTCTACGCCAAATACCATTGCAGTCACTTAAGTCCTGCTTCCTAGTGTATTGATCAATTAAGTAATTATTATAAGAAACACAATCAGTGAATAAATCGCCCGAAATTGGGTCAAAAGTATAGTCAGGATATAGGTGTAGAAGGGTTTCTCCTGTGTCAACGCACCCTTCAAATGCTTGTGAAAGGTATTCATGAAATCCATCACGATCATCACACCAACGCATAACTTTGTTGTAGTCATCTGCAACAGGATCGTCTGTCTCGCCATTAGGCATTGTAATAGTGGATTTGCGATTCTTTCTTTGAAAACCACAGATCATATTGATATGTCGACGTATTAGATTGAAAAAGAACTTCTGGACATTACCTGAATTACTACCATAGAATTGATTATAAAGCTGTTGATCACCGACCTTGAATCGCTTGTCGATTGCACCCTGCATCCACAAAGTTGAGTTCGTAGTATAATTTGAAGCGTAGAATGTATCTTGCATCTGTTTCAAATTCTTTGCTTCAACGTCCGACGGATCAATATATCCGAGACTAAATTCACCTGATTCGTAACTTCCCATTTGATCCTTAAGTATGATATTTATTGTATATCATACTCAAAAATTTATTAACACATTTCCTTATACTTATTAAGAATTTCTTTAGCCCATTTAATTTTATCCTGAACCCTTTGACCACAAGGTTGGCTCTTTGACCATAATTCCAGATTTTCTAATCTATTATCATCTTTAATTCCATTGATGTGATGTACGTTTTCATCAATTGTGAGAGGTCTTTTTAAATAGTCACTCATAACTAATGTATGTTGAAATATACATCCATTTGAATTTGAATTTTCATGATCTGCATTGTAAGTTAGAATATATCCATTAGAAGTTTTCCACCATCCTTTAGATTTTCTTATAGGGGCATTTAGATCTGAACCTCTTTGTTTCCTACTTGATTGTCTTACTTGATATCTTCGAATATCAGCTCTATTTGGATCTTCAATTTCTTTCTTTCTTCGATCACATTTAGTGCATAACTTTTCAGTTTGATTAATAATTATCAATCCTATTCTATTACAAATACTGCATGGAAAAAGTCTGGATTTTTCTTTTCTTATTTTATCGAGACATGGAAAACATGTAATGCCGGAATTTTTGAAAGTTTCATTACATGAATTACATGTTTTTAAAGGTATAGAATCAATCCATTTCTTTTGATAACAGTTTCGGCATACATCTTTATATGGTGTTTTTTTTGACTGGTTGCAAATCTTACATATTCTTTCCATTATATCTCCTATTTACTGGAGATTATAACATATTATCAGTTTAATTACAACACTAAAACTATTTCTCCTCGAATATTCTCTTTGCGAATTTGAATGCTGCCTTGGTTTCATCATCCCAATTCACAATTGATTCAATGAAATCGCATTCTTCTTTGGTAATCGTTGTGAAATATTTAATGAATTTGTCGATCTTTTCTTTCATGTGAAAAACTCAGCATATGCTTTAAAAGTATCCAAAAACAATTGAGTCTCTGATAATTCAGGATGTTTGAAACGATATATAAATAAGGGAATGCATAGGATAAGCAGAAAAATAAGGAAGTAAATTTCATAATGATTATTTTTCATGGATCAAAACCCTATCCCTGCATTAAATTGATCGACTACATCATGACCACCAAAGACGTTTCGTCTTAGTTGCTCATATGTTAAATTCTCATCTGGATGACTGAACTCTCCTTGAGGAAATGCACTGCATATTGCATATCTTAAGGCATCACAAATATGGTCATTCTTCTTCACTGGCTTGTCTTCACCTCTATCAGCTGCCTTAGAATCCCATGCATAGGATTGCAAGCATTCTCTTAAGACTGTGCATCCTTTTTGGATGACGATATTCTTTCCTCCAATAAACTTTGAGCAGATTTTAATTCCCAATAATACGTCATTATTTGCATCCAATACTGGTAAATCTGATTGTCTAAGGGCAATTTTAAGCGAAGCTGCGGCAGGGTCCACGTAAATTGCGCTAATATTTTTATATCCGATAAAATCCTTGATATCTCTGACAAGCTCTTGATCTGTCTTAGATCGTCCCTTTTTAGCTGAATCGTAGTAATATTCCGACTCGACACGGATTTGAGGCCATTTGTTTGGTGTAACAGCGCATAGCACTGCTGCAGTAGCATTTGTAGTCCCATAATCGACACCAACGATATAATACGATGGAGCAGGGAACGGATTTTCATATTCGTTGTCTTTGTCATAGCAGTCATAAATCGCACCATGGGCAAGTGCCCACTCTCCTAAAATATATCTATTATACCACATACCTGTGTATGAGGCTTTAAGTTGCTGTTTGTATGCTGAATCAAGAATCGGATTGTCTTCGAGATTGAAGTTCCAATGTACTAAATCAAGTCCGGGTTTATCAATGTAATCTTTCTTAAGCCAATGTGCTGGGCCTTCAGGGTTGCAAGTAGCTATCAGTTTTGCATTTGGGACACGTAAACGGCTCTCTAGCATCTTCCAAAAAGGTTCTGGTAGATTGGTAGCCTCGTCGACATATGCCAGCGCTAACGTACTCCCCTGAATCGTTGAGACGGCCGACACATCTGGAGCCCCCACAAACCACACATCGCGGCCATATAAGCGGCTCATTTGTGATTTTTCTGTTGGACATGGAAACCCCAATTGCCTATATAAGTGCGTTAAAATGTTACGTTGAATCGATGTTCTATTTACCCCTATGATCATTGCATCACCACCGCCAGTGTCATCGCGTGGGCCATGCTTAAGATCATATATGAATCTTTCAATACTAGAATAGGTCTTGCCTGAACTTACAGCACCTACCCATATATTGAAACGGTGTGTAGCCTCTTCAAAGCTAGTGTTTTGTTTCGGACTTGTTGGCATAACTTCCTAATAAATCATCATTAATACCAGAAATATCTTTTATTCTTTGAACCCAATCACTGTAACTATATAGTTCTCCAATAGGTTCTCCTGTTTCTTCATCACAATCTTGAAACATCTTTTCATCATAGTTATGAGGCAAAGGAAGAGGTGTTAGTTCTAATATTTCTTCATTCATTTTCTTTATTCAATAGCTTTTCTATTTGTGATTTAAGAATCATATTCTCATGCCTCAAGGCTAATGAATCCTCATGAGGTGGTATCATCTGCATGTTCTCAGGTTCTTTTTGACCGCATCTTATCTTACCAAGCCATAATAAAGCAGGCCAATAACCTTTCATCGCCTTTTGAAGTTGTTGGGCTTCTATTAACATTTCCCCCTCACTGCAAAAAGCTGCTGAAACAGCGGAATAATCTTTGCCATATCTATCTTTAACTCGATCACGTAAAGTATCTCTATCAATATATAAACTTTTAGCTATGTTGATTTGAGAACATCCCGCTTTCATATAAAGCTCAATCATTTCCCAATTGATATCTTTTTTTACACCCATTTAACACCGTAATAATATTTTTATTCTTTAAAAAATATATACTACATATC